ATGCGTGTAGCCCTCTGATGCGTTGATTTGGATACTTCAAAGGTTCATCAATGCTTGCCCGCTCCTGGCTAGTCATGCCGCCCCACATTCCGTAATTTTCATTTTGGAACGCGTATGCTAAACAATCTTTCCAAATAGGGCAAGAGACGCAAATAGATCGCACTGCATTGATGTGATCATAAGCATCAACAGATCTTTGTTCTTCTATGTCGTAAAACAAATCTGTGTGAACTTCTAATCGCCTACACTCTGCATCTTCCCAATTTACTTCTGTGTACTTGGGCAACCTTCTTCTCCTGTCGGATCGTAGTAGGGGCAGAAGTCTGCGCAAAATGCTAAAGGTTTTTCAGGCCGTGGCTTAAGTTGTTGAGCAACCATTTCACGCGTTTGTTCTAAATGCTCCAAAGCCTGTAATGCAATTTGCTCGTCATACGGTTGCGCGTACACCAAAATGTCTGACATTTTGCCATCACGCGGGATACCAACAAGGGCTACATCTTTTACCGTGTAACCATTTTGTGTGAGCAGATAACCGTACAAATGAATTTGCCAAACCTGTTGCCTATTGTTTGCGCCAAAGTAGCGGCCACTACCTTTCTTGATAGTTTTCCAATCAATTACCGTGTGGTTAATCTTGTCGTAGCAATCCACATGCCCAGGTACACCATTGGCTTCTACGGCAATTTCTAACTCATACTGAACGCCAAACGGATCTTCTTGCCTGATGGCTTCTTCAATGCCTGTGTGAATGTAAGTTCCCAAGATTGCTCCCAACTTGTCACCAACATTTGTTGGCTCAGTTTGTGCAATGTCATGCCATAGCCTGCGGTGACACCCACCAATTGCAGATGGCCCAATGGCTACTTGTTGTGATCTAGCCCTTGAATTGTCATTTGCAACCAGGGTTTTTGTAATCATTTCCTGAAAGTCAATCACAAATTATCCTCATTCCATTGTTTGCCGCGTAAATCTTCCATCATTGTCATGTGATCAATTTCCAATTGCTTAATTTTTTTACTTATTTTGTACAGCCTAAACGCCATGCGCAACGGATACAACCAATAGCCCATCAACAAACCAATAAAAAGTGCAATCCAAAAAGTCATCATGTTAAATCCATGCTTGTGCGCACTGATGTACCAACAGAGCGCGCAATGTCCACCTGCATCTTGAGCCTGTTGGTGTTAGCGCGTGTGGCTAAAACTTTGGCTTGAACAATTGACAAATCTTTGTGCAATTCTTCATTTTGAATAAGCGCCATGTCCTCACGCTCTCCAACTGTGTAATTTTTACCAGTTGGTGATGATTGAGTTGCAAAAGTCATACGAGATTTAGCCATAGCAATTTCATACTCTGCCTTGATGCTGTGGTAAATCGTTTCAACCTCTACAAGATTTTTGTGCGCTTCATCTACTTCTTTGGAAAGGCCGCGTAATTTTTGCTCCACCATTGCGGGCGTAATAATTTCACTCATCAACTGTTTCCTCTTTTACCAAACTGATGTTTGAATTCTCGCGCTTGTTCTGCAAGACAATGACCTTGCCTGCATCTGATGACATGTTGAAAGGATCAGGCACAAGCATAAATCCTGCACTGTCTAACTTTTCAGCAAGAACTTCAGGAAACATGTCTAACTCTTGAGCCACTGCGCGGATTGCAATGATGTTGAAATGAACTGCCACCTTTAATCCGTTTGATGGTTCAAACTTGTTTTCTTTTTTACTCATAGCATCATTCCTTCCTCTACTGCGCGGTAAACCAAGCAGTCATTGTTGTGTTTATTTTTTCTGAATGTGCCTGCCCAAACAATGTAACCATCTTTAATCAGGCTAATCCTGGTAGGGCGCACTGTGTTGCCATCAATACCTAATGCTTTTTCTATTTCTTGATCAGTAGCGCCACGCAAACCCTGGCCCACAATGTACTCATACACCTTGCGGCGCATTGATCCAGTTCTAGGCAACGCTTTCATAGCCGCCGCTACTGATGTTGATTTTGCATTTTGCGCAATTATGACTTTGTTATCCATTGATAGCCGCCCTACGCGCCAAAATGTGATTACGCAAAGTTACGCCACCAATCTCAACTTCAAGCAAATCAAAATTTTCTTTCCATTGATGCTCTAATTCTTTTTCACTATTTTTAGTTTCAACTAATGTGTAAACTGCAAACGCTTGCGCTCTTTCTTCTTCTGTAAATACGCGCTTAGGCTCAGGTGCTTTGGCTTGTGGCGCTTCAGTTGTTTTTGTTTGGCGGTTGCGTACTTCTTCAGATGATGCAATGCCCTTCTTTGTGTCCACTGCAAGAGCGGCCACCATTGCGCGCCCCCAGGCGGCTGTTTCAGCGTTTTGTAGTTCAGAGTCACGGGTGAAATTGGTTGGCCCTGGAATTGGCTCGTATGCCCAACCTACGCCTGGCAATGAGTCATCAGGGGAACGGTATGCCGCCGCGCTGTAAACCATGTAACTTTTAATAGATCCGTCAGGCATTTTAACTTCAATTACATACGGGTCTTTCCATGACTGTAATGAACCATGCGGGAACTTTTCTCTGAACTCAATAATTCTTGTTGCCACATCAATGTAATCTAGTGGGCCTTTGTAACTTGCCATTTGTAACCTTCCTGTTTGGGGCTAACTAGCCCGTGTAGGAGAATTGAACCAAAAGCCACTGACAAACACAAGCACCCCGTAATTTATGTTCCTGGCGTGTCGGAAATGCCATACTTGAGGCCAGGAGGAAACATGGCTTATTCACAAATCTCAATCCGCTTAGGCGGCCTTATGGTTGAACTGGGAACAGAAGCAACTTATCCTGACATGGTTAGCGATTTAACAGGGCGTTGCTTATCAACATTCAAAGACGCTATGGATAAAGCCGTTGAAGCGGGCGTAGATGTTTCTGACATGCGCCTGATCACCTCTGACTATTCAGATGATGATGAAGATTAAGGCTCAGCAACAACAATTGGCTTGAAGTATTTTGTGTAATCAGAAACAGACACTTTCACAACTAAATCCGTTTCATTAGTATCGCGCCGCGTGTGTATCTCAGGGTGTAGGCAAGCCAATTCTTTGACTGGCAACATTAAAACGCCATCAGTAAATCTAAAACAAATCCTATGGAATGAGTTGGGGCTATCTGTGTATGGTGGGGCAATCATCATTTGTTGTAATTTATTAAACGGGAAAATTGCGGGAACATTGCTAGGTATGTTTAGCCATTTGATTTCAAGATCCCCAATGTAGTTCTTGCGCCCATTGTCATACAGTTGCAAAATGTGAAAATCGGTAAAATAAAATTTAGGGGTAGGGAAAAGTTCCCAATTCATAATTTCTTGTAAGAACACGGCCATTGCGCGCTCTTTGGCATTGTCGCTAACTACTTCTCTAATTGGCTCAAGCGCCATCAGTCCAACCAAACTTGATACTGGGCTGTTGTTCTGCCTTTAATTGGATCTACAAAATGCAAACGCTGTGATGGTTTTCCACTAGCGGCCATTGAGTCACGGGCATAGCGGTTATCTGACTCCGTTGATCCTGTCCAATAAATGTTGTAGTGTTTTTGAATTGGCTCTTGTGCATGTCGGTGGTAGTGACCTAAGAAAATGTCGTGGAAATCGTAATCATGTGCGCCTGCTTTCCAACGGTTAGCACCTGCAATCCATGCGGCAGGGCTTGCAAATCCTGAACGGCCTAACTCGTCACCATGCATTAGTAGGGCGCGGTAATTACCAATTTCAACTTCTTGAATGTCCTCAGGGCAATCTTCCCAGGTTAAACGCTTTTCGCCTGCAAGGATTTGGCGGCTCATTTCATAAACCATTCTGTCCACATTGTCAGATTTAGGAACTTCTGCGCGCTTGCCGCCAATTCGCCCATGATTTCCCCACTCAGCAATAACTGTGACCTTTTCAAAATTGGCTAACATCTCGCGCACAAAGTCCACGCAAAGTCTTGAAACCGTTGTGAACTGGCCAAACAATGAAGCGTCTATTTGCCACAACTGCGCAGGATAATTAAACAAACCTTCAACCATGTCACCGCCAAACATCACTACACACTCTTTTACAGGGTGGTGATGGCGTTGCAAATCAGTCAGGTGTACAACCTTTTCAGAAAATTGCATGACCCGCTCACGCATAATTTCACTATTGTAACTGGTTGTAACTTTTGCGCCTTGCCAATCTGTTGTGTGGATCAAAGCCACTTCAGGATTTATTTTGCGCGTATCTTTGTGTGGCGCAGAAACAGGTGGCACTGCGCCTAATGAGATCATTGCATCATAAGCACCGCGGTGTGTTGCCTCTACTAAATCTTCGCTACGCTCTTTAGACTGCTTGAGTTGTTTTTGCAATCGCAAAATTACCTGGCGTAGTTCTTTTACATCTTGCGACTCTATGCCTTCAGGCATGTCCTGTAATCTTTTTTCAAGGCTCATTTGTAAACACGATCTCCTTGCCGTGGTGTATGTAGCCTTCTTTGTCTATCCAACTATCTTCATGCTCTAAATTTGCAGTAATCCGCACTGACTTTGCCGCATCAAACATCAACGCAACAATGGCAGGGTCAATGTCCTCAATGTCTAAAAGCGCACCCCACATGCGGCCTATGGCTGTGAAGTTTTTGCGAGCGCTTCCGTATTCATTTTGGCGGTCATCAAGAACTTCCTCTACTCTTTTGGACACCTGCAAGTACCATTCCTGTGAATTCTGATTGTGTCGGAACTACATTTATGTCCTTCAGAGCGCAAAGCCTGAACAATTAAATTAACAGGGTAATTCTTTTCCCATGCTTCATCTAATGTCTTTTGATCTTCTTTGCTTAGTGAGTCATACATGGTTTGGTATGCGCAAACTCCCGCAAAACGAGTGGTTAAACGCTTGTTAATTATTTCTTGAAATGCGTTATTTAATGCCATTGCCTTACCTCCTACGACAAGCGTACCGCAAAGTAAAAAGCCCCGCGTTAGCGGGGCCGTTTACTTACTTCGTTTTCTTCTTGGTTGCGGGCTTCTTGCTTGCCTTTGCCAACTTGTCAATCTCTGCGGTAACTACATCTGCAACTAATCCAAATGCAGGGTCTTTCTTGTCAATGCCACGGATTGCAGGGCCAACGACTGCCGCCGCTGTTGCAAATGCAAGCGCTGTTAAATCTTTAACGCCTGCCGCATAAAGTGCCGCCGCAGTAATTGCAAAGTGGCGGATTGCTGATTTCAACATGTCTAGGTGCTTTTGTTCCATTGTTACTCCTTTGGGCGGGCTACCGCCATGATTGTTTTGTAGTCACGCCTCTTGAGGTAAAACCCATCACCGTTTGATTGGCTTCCTGATTTACCGCTTGAGGTATTGCCCTCAAATACTTGTAGGTACTTGAGCGTTGTATGGTGGAACTTAACAATGCCCACATGATCAGGTTGAGCATCTTCATCAAATTGAAAAAACACAAGATCCCCGCGCTTAGCCTGACCAATCGGCACAAGTTGATTGTTCTTTGTTAGATACTTTAGCCAGGCATCACATGAGGCAAAACCTTTTTTGGTGTTGGCTACTGACTTAATAATTCCAGCGTCAAAGTACATCTTTGATGCAGACATTGCGCACCAGGGTTGATTGTTTAAGCCAAACCATTTACCAAATGTGGTGTCATTGTTTGGGCTTTCTGTGTAACCAACTGATGCTTCACAAAGTTCTATGACTTTATTTAGGCTCATCTTCTTTTCCTTCCTGTGGCTTTGGTTTGGATTTTAGTCCATTAGCCGACAAAATGCCTGAGAGAGTACCTGTAAGAAATACGCATAAGGTAGAAACAAGATCAATAAATGCCGCATCATTAGGGGCTTGTGCCATAGGTTGCGTTACAAATACCAGCGCATACAGCATGGCAAAAACTGAACCCGCAAAAACTAAAGCAAGCAAAATTCCTATGGTGACAATTAAACGGGCATGTAATTCTTCAGGTGTGTATTTGCGTCTAGCCATTTTGGAACTCCACATTAGGTAATAAATCCTTTGTACATTGTCCTACCGCTTCACATTGCGGCGGATTACATTCTGCCTTTTCCCAGTTTACAAATTCCTGACATGGGTAGCGTGTATAGCCTTGATACCCGCACCCTGTAAGGCTAAGAGCGATTAAGAAGCAGGCTATAAATTTCATCAATGCGGTTCTCCAAACGCTTGATTGTGTCACCCTGTCGGTTTTGTTCATCTCGCAATGATGTGCCGCCATTAGGTTTTAACTCAGCCAAGTAATGCTTAACCAACCACCGTACTGCGGCTACAAACCCGCCCAAAATGGTGATGATACTGACGGCTAAAGCCGCCCAATCTAATGCGTTCATGGTGAAAAAGTATAACTGTTATGTCCAAGTAATGACGCGAACAGTGCCAGTGCTATCTACTATCTTTGCTTGGTTAGTTGTAATGTTTAACCAAGCATCACCAATGCGCGGGTAAGTTGGATCAACAGTTACATTAGGAAATGTAAAGCGCACCGCAGTTTCTAGTTTGTTTAATCGGTTGTTAAGATCGGCAAACATTCTTTGCAAATCAATTGGCTGATTGATGTATGGCATTACGCTTCTCCTGCTCCTTGTGCAAGAGTTAATGTTACGCGCTCAGGGCCATCTTCACCTGGTTGAACTGTAAGGCCAACAATGCGGTAAATTTCATCAAGCGTGTTAGGGAAACGGCTATCTGTAATGATAATGCGGGCATCATCTCCTATTTGATAAGTGCCAAATACAGGATCA